CTTGTTTGAAACACTTCTTTGTATTCTGGTGAATCCATAAGTTGTTTAGCCTTACGACCAAACCTTACAGATAATTCAGTTGTGTTAGTAGATTGAATAATTTTTAGTTTAGGATTACGACCAACCATCCAGGCGGGTAGTAGATAAGATGCAAACTCAGACTTAGTATGTCTGGGAGCCATGTTTATAATAACACGCTTTATTTTTCCATTTGCAATATCATTAAATTTTTTAGCAACTTGTTGGTGATGTTTACCTTCAATAAAATCAGGCCAAACATGTTTTACAAAAGCCATGAAGTCATCTTTAATACTAGCTTGTTTTTTCTTATCTTTCCATTTAGCCATATATAAGGCTAATTGTCTTTTTACATCAGGTGGCAGCTTTTCAAATTTCTTTAGTTTATCTATATCCATAGTGCATTCGAAAAAAAATTTTGCAAAATTTTTTCAGTTATGTTTTGGGAACCTTAAAGTATTTTACGGCTATAATTATCCAAACCTTTGTATAAATACGTATATACTAGGATCCCTTTTTATTACACTATAAACGATAAATTAAAAAAATTCAAATTTTGCCTGGCGCTTGGTACCTCTATCGATCCGGTACGGTTCCGGTACGGTTCCGCAAGGTCGCCCTGCGACATTTTGTCGCAGGGCATTTTGTCTACTTGACGAGGCTACTGTCTAGTAAATCTATTCATCGTTCCAGCTTCTCTTCATCCTTCTCATCTCTGAGTATAGTTCACCCATATGAAACTTATCGCAAGTCTTAACCCATTCGATTAATTCCTGTCTCATTTGTTTTTGATCTTCATATGATTTAGCTTTATTCTTATCGATTGTCTCGAAGTGCTCTTCGTTCTGTTGTGCCATTGTATCCTTTTCTATTTTTAATAACTCTTTAAATGTTTCATTCCCTTTTAATGGGACGCCTAAAAGTTTGGCTGTATTGTCATAATTTATTTTAACCATTTATAAACCTCGCTTTCGTTTTCTATACTATCACACTGGCGGAGTTAGCGCCAGTGTGCAGATTGTCGCAGTCTAATTCATTGTTGAACTAGGCAGCGCCTTGACTTCCTGGTGCCAGCTCAAACCATTCTTAGACAGGTTTTGGTCTAGTTTTGCGACTAGATTGTCTGGGCTTCCTGCTTCCATAATTGCTTTTTCGGAAGCTCGTTTGTTTGCTCTTATTGTTTCGAGCAATGCGCCCTCGGGTGTTTTTGCAATCTGAGCCCTTGCTGCTTCGGTGGCCCAATCTCGAACCTGCTCCCAACAATCCTCGGGGGTTATTTTATTTGAATGATACCCGCTAATATCAAAATTTTTTTCTTCAAACTTATAATTGACACTAGATTTTTTGGCTACCTTGGATGTTCTAAAGAACCTTGCAGCTTTACTCATTTTACTTTTTACATTTTCGATAGCTTGTTGCAGCTCTTCAATTATTGGTGTTGCTCCAATCTCATCTGCTAGATTTTTTTCTGCTATCTCAACTGCATCCGCCTCGATCGATTTTAGTTTCAATTCGGCGGCGTCAATTAGTGGATCATACTGACGGTCTAATTCTTTTTTAAACCAATCTCGCTGCCACTTTTGCATTATTGCTTTTGCCATTTTTACTCCTTTGTTGTTTTCTTCATACTATCATCAACACATGTGTTTTTGAAGATGACACAGTGTCGCATGGCGCCTGCGACATTTTGTCGCGCGTCAATCTGCTTCTTGACTCTGGGCAAATTGTCGCAGTGACAATTTGTTTCTTGACTTGGTCAAGATTGTCGCACCATGGTTCATGCCTCATTGTTGCCATAATCCTATATTATTATATATTTATGTTTAATTTAAAAAACGAGGTGAAAATGAAAAAGAGTGAATTTGAAAACGTCGAGTTTATTACAATTGGTGATGGGGCTATTAGAATTCAAGTAGCTAAAATTGAGGGTTTAAATATGGGTATTATGTTTAAACTTGCTCAAAAGTTAAGTGAGATAAAACAAGAGATAAAAGTAAAATTTGAAGATTCCCCTAGCCTGGAGCGGAATTAAAAACTCAGCCAGGCACGGGACTTGCACCGGAAAAAGCAAGTAGGATTTAGATCCTCCTGGAAGATAGCCATTGGAGGATCCTGATCCCAGGTCTAATAGGACGGGTTGGAATGCCCAAGATTGAATTCCCCTGTTAGACCTGGGATCAGTTTAGAATGATTATAAAGTGAAAATATTATGAAAGTTACAAGCAACAAGCTGCGACAAATTGTCGCAGGACAATTTGTACAGTTGACCAAGCCCCAAGCTTCAGGCTTCAGGGTGCGTCAAAGTGTTAAATGTTTTACACCTGGCAAACGTGTAAAGAATAGATTCAGGAGGAATATATGAAAATAATAGACGCTAAAAAAATAACGGGTTCACTTACTAGAACTTCAAAAATGCCTGGCCTAAGTTACAGCTTGCCAGCGTGGGAATGCAAAACCGGATCTAAATTAAGAAAAATTAAAAATTCAGTTTGCTCGATGTGTTATGCCTTGAAGGGTAACTATACAAGATATAAAGCAATCAAAGCCGCTCAGTATGTAAGACTAGACAGCTTAAAAAATTCTTTGTGGGTTGCCGCAATGGTTGCACAAATTAAAAGGCAAAAATTTTTTAGATGGCATGATGCCGGGGACGTTCAGGACCTGGACCACTTAAAAAACATTTATGAAGTTTGTAAGCTAACGCCTCAAATAAAACATTGGATGCCAACGCGTGAGGCATGGGTCAAGGATCATTTAGGCAGCAAACCATCTAACCTGGTGATCAGGTTTTCACCTCCAATGATTGGACAAAAAAACAACAGCTGGCCCAACTCTTCAATGGTAGTATTAAAAGACGCTAGCTGCCCTGCACCTTCTCAAGGCAACAGCTGCGGCGACTGTCGAGCTTGCTGGGATCCAAAAGTTAAAATTGTTTCATATGGTAAACACTAAATGACCGACAAAGTTAATTTATATATTTACAGAGTAAACAACGGTTCAAAAAGAATTAAAAAAATTAAATTAAGTAAATTTATTCAAGGTGTAAATAATGAGTTGTTTACAAAAAAATTCTTTGTTAATCGTAAAGAAGCCGAGGAGGATATTAAAAGTAATGCACGTTTTCAAACATCCAAAATATTATGACGAGCTGCGCAAGAAGCGCAAAAAATTTCAAAAAGAAGAAAAGGAGAGAAATGCCAAAGCACAAGCCACAAGCAAGCAACAAGCAGCAAGCGTCAAGCCACAAGCTGGAGACTCAGATAAACCTGATTCATGATCACTGGGCCTTCGATAACGGTTACAAGCCTCAAGCGCCAAGCCACAAGCTGCGACAAAATGTCGCGCGGTATAATGCCTCGGACTACAAAGACTCAAGCAGCAAGGAACATGCGTCATAACCCATGACGCAAGGCTCAAGCTTCAAGCCACAAGCAACAAGCTCCCGGATTCTTTCTCCTCTGTAAAGTTTTGGCAGGCTACAAGAGCCATCCAAAACTAGGATGAAAGTATTGCTGGGATGTTTCACGTGAAACGCAATCTGGTGTGGGGAGAAGGTAACTTTATTAGTTTTTGTATATTTTAATTCAACAGTGAAAAAGACGCCATTACTATTATAACCCAATAGATCGGGAGTACCAGGAACAGCAAGGTTTTCAATCCTAATCCAGGATATTTCAGTAATATTTTTTTTAACTTGTCCATAAAATTTGGTCTCAGGTTTCAAACTAACAGGCTATCCTATTTTGTTTAAAACTTGGCCCATATTCCATGTTTCTGCTTTAACTGTTAAGACTAGTCGATGAGTTTCTCTAGCTCCCAATATTTTATTTTCCATCAATTGTAAAGTAGAAATGTCATAAAATTTACCATCAGGCAAACAAACTTGCACCCTAGCATTTTGTGCTACAGGTGATTTCATCATCTTGTCTAAAACTTGTCTAAGTAATCTTCCGTTCATAACTTTTTATCTTTTAAGGGATGGGGCCCAGTATCTCGTAGAAAGAGTTGATAAAACTACGTCGTAAGCCGACCCCAACCAACAACAAAGAACGTGTTATTTAAAATAACACTGATTGATTTTTTATCATTGTCATGCTAAAAGTCAAGTCAGATACAAATATGACACAGAAAACAAAAGACAGACAATACGATGGTAGATCTAGACCTACCAACGATTTATACAAAAAGAACTTCGATAGAATCTTCGGTAAAAAAGAAAAGACTACATCAGAGGTATTTAGCTCATTGAAAGCCTGCTCCAGCACTTCATTCGTGAGAGTAGGACAATCACTCCCAATCAATACTATTTTCTCACCTCCTGAATCAAACGATTTTTTAAACGCATCTTTCATTTTCTCTCCTAAATCGCCTTCGATCTGAACTTTTTTCTTAAAATAATTTTCGTCCCAAATATCATTTTCACTCACTTCCCAGGCATACCATACTTCCTTTTCAGCTCTTACTTTTGAAACCTCTTCTTTAGTAATAGCCAATAATCTAAGATACACTCTCAATGCCTCATCCTTTCCAATGGTTTTTGCCAATCGTGTTTTTACTTTACCTGAAATTGTATTTTTTACGAATACTATAACTTTATTTTTACTCACTATTGGAAATCATCTTGTTAATAATTGGAACTAAAATACGATTTATATCCTTTAACTCTTTGAATACAAACTAACTAACCAAAAAATGAAAACTATTAGAAAATCGTTTCTTTTATCTTTTGCAGTAGCTTTTTTCGGGCTACTTACAATGAACACCAATGCACAGAGCACTAACGGTGGCAAAACAGGCCTAGGTGTTATGATTGGTGAACCAACTGGAATTACACTCAAATCATGGACCAATGAACGAAATGCATTTGATGTAGGCTTAGCGTGGTCTCTTTCAGGTACAGATGATATTTATATCCACGCTGACTATCAATGGCATAAACCATTAGAAGTTGATAAAGGTAATCTTTCATTCTTTTATGGCTTAGGTGCTAGAGCCATCTTCTCTAACGATACTTTCTTTGGAGCACGAATACCATTAGGTCTATCATATTTAGCTCCAGAAGCCCCATTAGAATTTTATCTCGAAGGTGCTCCTGTGAGATCGGACG